GTCTGATACCATTCTCTAAAGAGAACGGGTTAGTTCTGATTAGTCTCCTTTCTAATCCGTTCTCTCTTAGAAGGAGACAAGGACCCAATGGGACAATTACAAATAGAACGTGATAGATACGGAAGACCGTTAGTTAAACCACCTAAAGGTGGTAAACCAATTGCATACACAAGGGCTACAACAATAGCCAACAGTCTTGATGACCCATCAGCATTGACCGCTTGGAAAATGCGTATGGCAGCAATAGGTTTAACAATACGTAGTGATTTATTATTAGCAATTAACGCATCGCAAGATGACAAGATGGCTATTAATAAATACATAGAAGATGCAATGGAAGTAGCAGGTGCTAGTCGTGCAGCCACGATAGGCACAGCACTACACGCATTTACAGAAAAGTTAGATTTAGGACAAGAACTAGGTCCTATACCAGACGAGTGGGCAGGGGACATTCGTGCCTACGAAGAAGCAACAAAGCAACTAGATAAAATCTTTATAGAACAATTCTGTGTGTTAGATAAATATAAAATTGCTGGCACACCAGACAGACTTGTTGAATATAAAGGAGAAAGATTCATTGCAGATATAAAAACAGGTCGCATAGACCATCCAAACAACATAGCAATTCAGTTAGCAATCTATGCTAACGGGTTGCCTTATGATGTGACAACGGCAACCCGAGGTAAATGGGGTGAAGTTAACAAAGATAAAGCAATCATCATACATCTTCCTGCAGGTACAGGCTTATGTAAATTAGTCTGGATTGATATTGCAGAAGGATGGAAAGGTGTACAATTTGCAATGAAGGTAAGACAATGGCGAGACAAAAAAGGTCTTGTTGTTCCATTCACAGAGTAAGGAGAAGGTAGTGTCTTCAACCGAAGCACCAATCAGTATCACAGTAAAGTCAGCAGCAGGCAGTTTGATTACAGTCCGTGCCGAAACAGGAAACCAATTAGATAACCTAGTAGCAGAAGCACTGGAAGCAATCAAGGCTGCAGTAACAGAACTAGAGGCAGCATCAAAAAACCAATCTAGCCCAGTACCTATGTCAACCGCACAAGTGGCAGCAAGTCTGGGCGCATCTATTGTTGAGACAGGTTCAACATATCCTACTCAAGAATATAACTTTCCACCAACAGCAACTATCGGTGGTGGTAAGAACTGTCCTCACGGAAAAATGACAGCCATTCAAGGAACAGGTAAAGACGGTAAAATGTACCGTGGTTATTTCTGTCCAGCACAAAAAGGCGCATTAGATAAATGCAAAAATGTTTATGCAAGAGTAGGTACACCAGACTGGAATACTTTCGTAGCAGACCAGGTAAAGTAATTGCGTACATTAAGACGTAGCATCAGCAAAGCAGAGGTGGGTGGCGAACCATTGCCACCCGCTTTTGCGGCATTTGAACGAGCAGGAATTATTCTGCGCCGTGCAGAAATTACAATGATTGCAGGCACTCCAGGTGCAGGCAAGTCATCAATCGCTTTAGCAATTGCAGCCAGAGCCAAAGTTCCTACGCTGTACTTCAGCGCAGATACCAACGCTCATACTATGGCTATGAGATTAGTTGCAATGTCAAGTAAGATATCACAAACAGCAGCAGAGCAATTATTAAAGCGAGACCCAAAGCAAGCAGAAGAAGTATTGGTTATGAACAATCACTTGTTCTGGTCATTTGAGTCAACACCTACATTAAAAGATTTAGATGATGAAGTATCTGCATTTGAAACTGTGTGGGGTAGAAGCCCAACACTTATAGTTGTAGATAACTTAATGGATATAGCAATGGATGGACACGAAGAATTCCAAGGTATGAGAGCAGCAATGAAAGAGTTGAAGTATCTTGCAAGAGATACAAACTCAGCAGTGCTTGTGCTTCACCATACCAAAGAAGGTTTTGACGGCTATCCTTGCCAGCCACGCAATGCTATTCAGGGTCTAGTCAATCAGATTCCTGCAATGGTATTGACCATAGGACAAATGAAACAAGGTGATGATACCTTCTTGTGTGTAGCCCCAGTCAAGAATAGATATGGACGAGCAGACCAGACAGGTAATAACTATGTCAGCCTTTCATTTAATCCAGACAATATGTATTTAGACGATGTTCAAATCAAGTATATGCAGGAGACCGTATATGGAAATTAAAGTTTGGGATAACACATTTACTAAAGAAGATGTAGAAGCATTGGTAGGTAGAGCACTTGCCGAAGGTGAGTGGAATATAGTTGCCGATGAATTATACAACAATGATGAACTATATGATTTAATTAATCGTAAAGTTTATGAAATAGTCAGAGATTCGGTAGGACTTGGGTAGCGCAGCCAAAAGAAAAGGTAGTCAAGCAGAACGAGATGTTGTTGCTTGGCTTAAGACCAATGGCTACAAGTATGCAGACCGCAGGTTAGCAGGAGCAACCCTAGACAAAGGCGATATCAGCGGTGTGCCAGGTGTAACTATTGAGATTAAGAACCACGCCAAATTAGATTTAGCAGGATGGACAGCAGAGTTAGAAGTAGAGATGAAGAACGATGGTGCTTGGACTGGTGTGGTCCTACATAAACGCAAAGGCAAAGGTAATGTAGATGACTGGTATGCAACTATGCCAGCAAAAATATGGATAGAACTAATAAAGGAAATACTAAATGAACGAAGAGATTAAAAATATTGTAGATGAACTAGAAGAAAAAGTAGACTGGCATAAAAGATTAGCCTGGATGTATGAAGGACAAGAAGATTTAGTTGCAGAACAGACACATTATGCTGCTGCCTTTTCATATGAAAGAGCAATACAAATTATAAAAAAATACACCAACAAAGAAGGGATGTTAAAACTTGTTAAGTGAAATACTTATTATGCTAACATTCTTTCAACAAGAAATGATTGGATTATTGTTATGGATAAGCACAGTATTGCTGCCTATCTAGAGCATATTGGCGCCAGCCTGCCTGCTGTGGGCAGTGGCTGGCGAAAGATACGTTGTCCATTTCATCCAGATAAACACGCATCAGCAGGTGTAAATTTTGATGAAGAAAGATTCAAGTGCCACGGATGCGGTGTCGGTGGTGATGTTTACGATTTAATTATGCAAAGAGAAGGAGGTAACTATCGTGAGGCTGTCAAATTCGCAGAGACAATTTCTCCTACAGGCAACACAAGAATACGCCCAGCACATACATCAAGCAGAAGATTATCTAGCAACTCGGAATCTGTCGGTAGAAGAAGCAAAGAGATTTCATTTAGGAGTAGTGGACAATCCATTACCAGGTCACGAAGGATACAAGGGTAAGTTAGTTATTCCTTACATAACACCATCAGGTGTTGTTGACTTAAGGTTCCGTAGTATCCACGGAGAAGACCCTAAATACATAGGTCTGCCAGGTGCAAAGACAACAATGTTTAATGCTCAGGCAGTGCTAACAGCAGAACAATACATATGCGTAACAGAGGGTGAGATAGACTGCGTAACAGTATCAGTCAAAACAAATCACCCATCAGTAGGTATTCCAGGCGCTAACAATTGGAAGCCCTACTATACAAAAATATTAGATGACTTTGAAGTAGTTATAGTCTTAGCAGACGGTGATGCTCCAGGGCTAGAGTTCGGCAAAAAGATTAGCCGAGAACTAAACAATGTAAATATAGTTCAGATGCCAGAAGGACACGATGTAAACAGCATTGTGATACAGGAAGGAGTACAGTTTTTAGATGACAAAATCAGAAAATGTTTGGGAGAGTAAAGGGGATATGGATAAAGTCTGGGATTATATAAAAGAAAATCCACGACTTATCGGGCTACCACTCTCAGAGCGCAGAGGCATAGATTTACTATCAGCACTTAAAGACATATATGAAACCAATAAGATTAATACAGATGCTGCTCAGGTACTATTAACACTACTAGCAAATGTTCTAGTCGCAGCATCACAAGGTGATGGCGAAGAAGTTATAGAAGAAGTGTTAGTCCAAGATGCTATGCTTCAGTTTGAGTCCAAGATAAAGGAGATATTAAATGAAGGACATCAATAATCTAGATGAAATACTTACAGACCTAAAAATAGTTATGGTTCAGAAACATCAAGACTACGGTCCATACAACATAGCCCACGCTCCAGGCGGTGCTATGAATGGACTATTAGTTCGTATGCACGACAAAATGGAACGCTTACAAAATTTGTTTTATGAAAGAAACAACACGCCGAACTATGAACCTATAGAGGATACGCTGAAAGACTTAGCAAACTATGCCATAATAGGACTATTGGTACAAAGAGGTCAATGGAAGGGCGTTAACGAAAACCGTGATAGTTCACCTAACGAAGGATGAAGTTAGGGTCTGCACTTTATTAGCCGTAGAAAGATGGCTAACTAAGTTTGGCTCAGTTGATAGACCTAACTATGCAATGGGTAAAAAAACTGGCGCACTTGAGCCAGAAATAAATGCAAACATCAGAGCCAATGTAGCCGAATGGGCAGTGGCAAAGGCATACAACCTTCAATGGTCTGTGCCTTGGTATCCTAATGAATTACACAAGGATAGAAAAGATATACCTGATGTTGGCAATGTTGAGATTAGAACTGTTAGAACCCGTGACTCTATACCTTTCTGGAAAAAAGATATAAACAAAACAATCTTTGGTGTTAAAGTTTTAGATGAAGAATATTATTCATCTGTCCAGATTTATGGCAGTTTCAATGCTAATGATTATATGAAGGCTGAATATACTGATACTCAAATAGATGGCTGGAGGGTTCCTGTTTCGGAAATAAAATGAACGATTACATAGACAAGTATGATTTATTAGTTGCATCCCTAGCAACTGAATACCATAGAAAATATCCTATGGTTGAGACGCTAGATATCCAACAGATACTATGGCTATGGTTTGTTACCCATCCATTAAAGTATAAAGAATGGTCTGAGTTAGAACAAAAAGATAGAGACAAGTTAATAGCAAAGTCTTTAAGAAATGCAGCAATCAAGTATTGTGAAAAAGAAAAAGCCAAGACTGTTGGCTATGAACTAATAGATATTTATTATTATGATGCCTCTGTGATAGAGGTATTTCTGCCTTCTATTATTGCAGAATCTTATGAGATACCCACAAAAATAAAAGACTTAAACTTTAAAGCAAGTAAAACAGAATCAGTTACAGATGGTAACAACTGGCTAGTTTTACGGTCAGATATAGCCAACGCATTTTACAAACTAACAGAGGCTAAACAAAACATTCTCAGAACTAGATTTAGCACAGACAATAGTGAATGGAACCTTATAGCAAAGGACCTAAACACCACAGTTGATGGTGCAAGAATGAAAGTTCAACGTGCTATTAATTCTTTAATAAGAAATTTGGGCGGATGGAGAACTTACTCTGATGAAGATGTACAGCAGGCTAAAGAAGATGAGTGAGGAAAGCAAAGACATTCGGGAATTGTTTAGCCGAATTGATTACAGTAAAGCAATGGATTTAAGAGAGACTCCCATTGGTGATATCTGTGTATGTGGCTGTGAAGTTTTTGTAATGCTGGGTGGATTTGTAGATGGAGAAGTTGCTTTTTATTTTCTGGATGGAGAGTGTGCTAGTTGTGGCAGTATGGTTACTCTGCCCACACCGAAGGATTATGATGCCGACTTATGAATTTAAATGTAGTCAATGTGCTACACTTATAGAAACAAATACTAGGGATTTACCAACCTGTAATCTCTGTGGAGAGATAATGATTAGGTTGTACTCATCAACACCAGTACACTTTAAAGGAACTGGTTTCTACAAGACGGGTGGTTAAATGCTAGAACCTATACGCCAGGTAAATGCTGACGGTAAACGAGAAAAAATAGCAGCAGGTGCTTTAGAAAGTTACTTTCAAGGTTGGAAGTTATATCCAACTCCACGCTTTTACTTTTCAGATTTTCATATCTGTTTACAATGGGGCAACGGTAGAGAGAATTACATAGGCGACTTAGAAGTTAAGTGGCTTAAAACAGATAGCAGCAAGCCAGCCATCTTTCCATTTAATAAACTACAACAGATGATGATAGCCCCACCATATACAGATAACGAACATTCATATCATCGCATTTGTTTTAGATATTCAGATGGCATCAGTGTCATACCAGCCAGATTATTAGCAGGAACAGAACCAGTATTTCATACAAGATGGGATACTAAAGAAAGAGATTTAGTAGTATATTATAATGCTCACGATTATCCAGAGTATTGGCACAATCTACTAATAAATGAATAGTCTGTTAGTCAGGGAAAACTAACAGATATCTATTAGCAGGGGAAACTAATAGATGGGGTAGAGGTAAATCAAAAGTTTGCTTCTACCCCTTAAAATTTTTATACCGTGGGTCTATGTTTGGAAGTGCACAAGCAACAAAAAAGAACCCCCGTCCCTAGTATTACTACTAGTTCAGGGGGTTTAAGGTCTGTAATGGGCGTTTAAAGCCCAATTAGGGGCATCTACTTAGAGCCTAGACCATATTCTTTTTCAGTCTTATCAGCCCATTTAGCCAATGGTGCCGCTAAAGAACCAATCAAAATTGCTTGTTCAGGTGCTAGGTCAGCAGCAAGTGCCAATCCCATAGTGATTGCTGAGGCTAGTACTGCACGAAGATAAGACTTAACTGCTGCCTTAGTCTTTTTGCTCTTTAATCTTGCGATTAAATCTTTCATTACTTCTCCTTCTTTGGTAGTGGCTTTACTGATGCTACCACCTTGTTGAGTGTTTTTGCTTTTCCCATCCAGCCAAACCACGGTGATGTATCATCACCACAATTATCTTTGATGGAAATATGTAAATGTTTATTATGCTGGTTGACTCCAGTGTATTTAGTTTCACCATTCTTGGCTGACCAAATCTTACCAGTAAATATTAAATACTTAACTCGTTTATCTTCTTTTAATTTTTCATAGATTTCAAAACAATCTATACCATTTTTAGGGTCGTGAGTTAAATCGGCTGCGTATCCCGTGTTATGGTCTGAGGTCGGACTCTGTTTTAGGTGGGCAGCAGATGGTAGAAGACCATCGCTTGCTTTCTTGCGCTTCGGTCTTAACGCCGTCGCTTGGCGCAGCACAGCAATCGCAGCAGGTGTGGCTCTCTTGACAACAGTTTTCATTCATTTCCTCAACGCTTCCTTAACCAAATCTGTAAGTAACTCTACTTTTTCCTCTAACAAATTAATTTTATCTTTTAAACTGGACCCACCATTGGGCTTTAATTCAGATAGATAATATTTAACTAAGTGTCTTACTGCTATTGCTAATGTGCCAGCAAGAGTACTTACGGCTACTGCAAATGTAGCCCAATCAATAGGTGTCATTTTATACGGTCCTTATTATTATATCCAGTATTCCACCATAGCCAGAAAATCCTCTGTCTGGTGGAGTTTGACGAGTGAAAGTTATTTGTTCAATTACAACCTGTCGTGATTCTCCAGTTTGTAAATCCTGCCAAGTTACTATGTCACCATTTTGTTCAATGGTTTCTAGTTGTGCAATACGGTCTTTTGCCCGACCATCATAGCCAACCATTACATTATACTTGTCTGTCTCAACATCATAACAAAAGACAGGAAACTTAATTACTCGCTGACGCGGTGTAGCAATAGTAGCCTTTGCTTGATAACCTTTAAATATAGGACCTAAACTATTTGTAGTTCCATCTCTAAAAAGAATAAATTTATATCCAAGATATTCTTGGCTACCAGTTGGTTGAGTAGTTGTTACCTCAACTGGACCAACAGAAGCATCATATGTAACTATGTCATACTCTGTGCCATCTGCATCTACAGTTTCTAATGTCATAGAACCGTAGGTAAACTCACCTCTACCTATAAGACGTTTAAAGTTTTTAGGCTCAAGAGTATTGTATCTAATGTAACCAGTTTGAATATATCCATCCGTCATTAACGTACTATTTGACTCAATATTAATTGTGCCAGTTTCATTTACTAATGCTGTGGCTGATGTAACTGCTGTAGAGGCTACATTAGTTGCTGCTTTAGTATAACTAAATGTTGTAGTTGTGGCTGATGTAATTGAATATTGACCATTAAATGTAGTATCAACACCTTCTACCCAAATGCTATCTCCAGTAGTTAATCCGTGTGCTGTTGCTGTAGTTAAAGTTGCAACATTAGATGTTAATTGTTTATTTGTAATCGTGCCACGATTTAATGCTGTTGTAGCAAATACTAATCTGTCTGTTTCTCCAGCAAAAGCACAAGCAGTTGTATTATATCCAGTAACACCATTGTCTAACCATAAATCATTTGCATAAGCAAATCTTAAACCACCTAAATCATTACCTAAATCTATACGGATAACTCCTGCTTCACCTGCTACACCAGTAGCACACCAAGCAAATCTATCTCTAAATGCAAAGTCATAACAAGGTTGGTCAGTTTCAACCATAAGTGGTCCATAAAGAATAGAACCATTATCATCTACAGTTGCAACACGAATACCTTTGCTAGTGCCTATCAACATATAACCAAGATAATAAGCAATCTTATATATTTTTTCTCCTGCTGGCATTTCTGCTGCTGTAATAGCAGTAGTTAATGATGGCATTGAACCCGTACTAGCAGTTAAAACAAACTTATAAATACTAGATTGTATACCAGAAAAACCTGCTACATATATAGCAGTACCAGATGCTGTAATACTTGTAAATATATGGTCATCATCACTATGTGTATATACAGCAGTAGGTGCGCTACTAGCAGTAGTTGAAAATTCATATATCTTATTGTTAGCACCCATAACAATACGGTCTTTAATATATTCCATAGTTGCATTAGTTACAGTAATACCATTAATAGTAAACATAACAGTTGCTGATGTATTTGCATCAGCAGTTAATGCTTTTTTATTTACTTCTAATTTACCAGATGGACCAGTGTCATTGGTTACCCAAAAAGCAGTAGTGCCATCATCGCAAATAGCAAATACTTTATCATCAGTACCAGCGTTATAATCAATAAAATCAGTTAATGTTCCATCAGCAGCAATTTTATCTACATCATAACCATCTAATAATAAAACACCATCAGTGTTAGACCACTTTATACTACGAGCACTTTGAAATGCCCTACCATTATCATCAAGAGGATGAGTTGTATAGTGTGCATTACTAGTATTTTTTAATAAAGTTACTTCACCTTTGTTCCAGACATTAACGCCACGACTATCTTTAAACTGATAAGTACTTTCACCAGCAATTAAAGCAGGGTCATAAAAAGTAATGCCAGCCCCATCGTGAAATGAAGACTGGCTTCTTATCCACCACCCAGTTAGAGACTGTTCACCAGGTTCAGTTTGGTTATCAAACTGTTCCTTTCTGTAGGGAGCAGTCTGGCGAATATATGGTCGTTGGTCAGAGATAGAATATATAAACGGCATACCACCAAGAGCGGTATCATAAGCAATGTCAGTATTTTGCCAAATAGATTGGGTTGCAACAACACCTACATCTACGGCTATGGCTCGGGTTGCACGACCTTCGGTAATATCACGACCAGCCACTTATTCTCCTTGCTGTTGTTGTTCCTTTAGTTTTTCTTTTAAATGTTCATTAGCCCAATACAGTGCATAATAGTCATAGTCAAGACTAAATCGCTTTATATGTTTAACTAACGCTCCTGTATGAGCGTGTAATGGTATGCCAGCCTTTTCCATTCTACGAAAAAATATAATATCTTCACCAACAAAATGGTCATCTTGACCATCGCCAGTTTCCATAAACATACCTTTGCCAGGGTGTGCTTCACGCATTTTAGGCACAATAGATTTATGCATTAATACAAAACCAAACCCAGCGCAATCAACTTTAAGCACTTGATTTTCTGGTAATGGATGATGATATTTAATTTGAAATTCATTTACATTATCAAACAAAATAGGAAATGGACGCATTAATGTGCCTTCATTTTCCTTAGATATAAAATAAACACCACTAACAACAGGACGATTAATTTTATCCGCTGTTTGCCATAATAACTTCATAGCATCTAAATTTAATACTATGTCTGAATCAACCCATAACAACCAGTCTGTTTTAATTTTATCAGCCCAGTGGTCAAACAATACTTGGCGTTGTCTGCCAATTTGATTGCCTTGAACCCTAAGACTAGTATGAATCATCATACCATTACCTGGTCCAGCAAGAATTGCTGTAGTTAAACCTTCAGTAAACTTACCATCGGTAGTACCATTATCGCACCAACCAATGGCTACTGTATCATTTTTTCCTATCATTGTGTCCCCCTATTTATTAATAGACTTCGTAACCTGCTATATGAAATCTGACTGCGGTAGTTGATGCAGAACCAGTAATAGTTTCAGTATTGTAAATAATTTGGTCAGGTGTAATATATGTTGTAGTATTAGCAGCAATAGATAAAGCCGATAATAATGGTACAGTAGCCAAATTAATTGTAGCAGTAACTGCAGCAGTATTTGGATTTGTAATTGCAATATTAGTTACACATACCGCCATATTTACAGGAGATGTATATAAAGTTGTATTAGAAGTTGCTGCTGCACCTCTAAATAAAGTTAATGATGTATTATCAGCCATTTAAGTTTCCCTACTCTCCTGACGGAGCAATAAATTTACCATCAACATAGGCATATCCTACTGAAGGTACTGTATATTCAATACAGGTAAGACCTGTAATTTCTTCTGCGATTGCTAGTGATTCTGCTACTATGCAGTTATCAACTATTCCATCTTTGATTGAAGCAAATGTTGCCATTATTATTTATATTCCTTTCGTGACCAGAATTGTCGTTTGTAAGAATTAAAGAATAAGGTTTTTAGTTTTCTAGTTACCTTATCTTGTTCTATACGCTCTTTGTCAGAGCCTATTTTATGTTCCCAAGACTCTCGTTTAAACGGTATTACTTGAGCCATAGGAGTTCCTGCGGGTATTACACCTTCCCATTTGACATCATTTAATACAAATGGAAAATTAACTGGGGCTTTATATGTGTCAGTATCTACTATGCCATCAAGAATAGTAAATACAGATTCTCTATGCATTGGTGCCGTAAATAAAACTGAGTATCCAGGCGGAGTATTAATTGCATAAGGATTATTCCACTTAGGATACGGTGCTTCATTTTTTGTTGGATGTAAAGGTGCTTGTTCTATTGGATGGAAAGAAATAGCATTTTGGTCAGACCAAATGTAATACGGAAACCCATCTTTTTGAGTTACTTGTACATCTACTTGAGTATAAAGAATATATCCAGCAGTTATAGCATCAAATACAGGTATACATTTTTTAACTGTATGTATACTAGAACCAGGTTCAATAACTTTTTTAACTTGTTCACCAGTATACTCTGGTGTATTTTTATACCAATCTGGCACTTCTTTTACTGCTGGCTTGGGTGGAAAAAAATCCAACCCAAGCACATTAGTAAATGTTATTTTTTTCATTTTGCCCCCTTGTTATTTCTATAAGAAGTATAAGAATACTCCACCTGAACCGCCAGGACCACCAGAAGAACCAGTAGGTCCTTCGTTATTTTCAACGCCGCCACCACCGCCGCCACCGCCAAATGCACCGCCAGCGCCACCATTAGTATATCTATTTTGGCTACCAGCACCGCCCTGTGCAGTACCACCATTGTTAGCAGCACCTGAGTTTGAATCTTTACCTCCGCCACCACCTCCGCCGTGACCTTGAGTAATATTTGTATTTGTTAAAGAGTATGGAACTAATTGAGTAGCGTTTCCTCCGTTACCATATTGTCCACCACCTGAGCCACCTGCTGCATTTGTTGCGCCAGAAACATTAGAACTTCCAGTACCACCAGTACCAGGAGTTTGAGCATTATTACTAGCAGCGCCAGAATTACCACCATTGGCGGTAGCAATATCTACTCCACCATAAGTAATTTTACTCGTTCCATTAGCAGCACCTACTACTACAGTAAATGTGGTTCCACCAGTTACTGTAAAATCTTTAAATATTGTGGCACCGCCTCCACCACCACCTACTCCTGGTATAGATGCGTTAAAACCAGTGTTGTAATAAAAGCCAGAACCAGCACCACCACCGCCAGCAACAAGTGCTGACATTTTTGTAGCAAATGTTGGAACCGTAACAGTTGTAGAACCACTAGTTGTATAACTAGTAGATGCAGAATAAATAGCAGCAGCAGTAACACTATTACTTGCAGCAAGTTCAGTACCAGAGCCATTGTAATTTATACCAAAAGCACTAAATGTATAAACCTGACTGGAACTTAATCCAGTAAATGTTGCAGTAGCAACACCATTTGCATCAGCAGCAACTCCAGTTTGAGTTGCTGGAATAACAGCAGCAGTGTTTGGTGAAGTTGCTGAAATTGTATAACTTGTTGCTTGTGGACCAATTCCAAGACTTACAGTAACTGCTGCTGTAGATGTAGTAGTAGAAGCAGTTGCACTAACTGTTGGTTTACCTGGTCGTGCATAATTTCTTTTATTACCTTTAATATTTCCTGTTGCCATTATGCAATCTCGCTTCCAAATAGATTAAATGCCATTGTTGCTGTACTTGCGTATACGGTTACAACATCAGTAGCATCTAAGGTTATTCCTATAGTTAAAGTATCTGTACTTTGTGGAGCCACACCAGAGTCATACACAATGTAATGTTCATTAGCAAGAGTTGCTCCATTTGGTCTGACTGCTATTCTGTATGTAGCAGGTGCAGGTCCAAGATTAGCCACCGTAATAGTTGATATTACAGTTTCTGTAGCAGACGGTACGGTATACGCAGTCGTTGCTGTTGTTGCGCTGGGATTAACCTGACCCAGCACTTTATATGTTGCAGCCAAGTTAGGCTCCCATCAGTAGTAGTGGATTAAATGTTTCGCCCTGCGCTACTCCAGTAGAAGCAGAGGTAATTCTACCGTAAGCATCTACAGTAATAGTAGAAAGGGTATAAGTATTAGCGGTTACTCCACTAGTACTTAAATCTATTGTCGGGGCAGTAGCCGTACCGCCAACAGAAATTCTTGTTGTATTACCTGAAGTAACAGAAGTTACTGGGGTGGTTCCGTTTGATGCTGCGGTTATACGACCTTGAGCATCAACAGTTAAACTTGTGTAAGTATATGAAGCGGGAGTTACTGCAGTATCGGCAAGGTTTAAAGTTACATCACCAGATGTACCGCCACCCGATAAACCAGTTCCAGCAGTTACGCCAGTTATATCTCCTGGGTTAGGTGCAACCCATTTTAATCCTGTTGCTTCAGCGCTATCAACTGAAAGAATATATCCGTTAGTTGAGGCTACAGTTAATGCTGTTGGAGTAGATGCAGTTGTAGCAGAAACAATTGCTCCCTTAGCAGACCATAATGCTTTATCTACGAAGTTAGATGTATCAGGTGCTACTACTTGCCAAGCACTACCTGTATAAGCCTTCATACCTGGAAGCACTGTATTGTAATACAAAGTACCAGCAGTTAAAGGATTGCCGTCATTATCTACAGTTGGGTCAGATGACTTAGGTCCTAGGTATTCATCATCAAAGGCATCAAAAGATGCTGCTGCACTAGCAGCACTTGTGGCTGCTGAGTTAGCAGATGTTAATGCTGATGATGCAGATGTACTTGCACTTGAGGCAGATGTACTAGCAGCAGTTGCACTTGCTGCTGCAGATGTAGCCGAAGTTGCTGCTGCAGTTGCAGATGCTGCTGCGCTTGTTGCGCTAGTGGCTGCAGCAGTAGCAGATGTAGATGCACTATTAGCAGAAGTTAAAGCAGAAGATGCTGAAGTGCTAGCCGAAGATGCACTTGTTGCTGCAGCAGTGGCTGATGTTTCAGCACTAGTTGCTGAAGTTGCAGCAGCAGTAGCACTAGCAGCAGCAGAAGTTGCTGAGGTCTGGGCAGCAGCAACGCTGGCTGCCATAGTAGATGCAGATGTTGCAGCAGAGTTAGCCGATGTTAGGGCACTAGATGCTGAAGTAGATGCGCTATTAGCACTTGTAAGAGCGCTAGAAGCGCTTGTAGCAGCCGATGAAGCACTAGTAGCAGCAGATGCTGCAGATGTGGCTGCTGCTGCTACCTGAGCATCAGCAAAATCTTTACGCACTGCATCGCTAGCATCTGTTGGTGTAGCAAGATTTGTAATCTTAAACCCACCAGCATTAAGGGCATCGCCCATTGTTTTGTTAGTTAAAGTCTGAACAGCATTAGCAATAACTACAGTACCAGTTGTATTAGGTAATGTAATTGTATTGTCTTGCGTTGGGTCAGTTACTGTAAGGGTAGTCTCATAAGCATCTGCAGTTGTACCTTCAAAAACTATACTTGCTTCAGCAGATGGTGTACCAGTAAATGTTGGATTAGAAATTATTGGGCTAGTAAGAGTTTTATTGGTAAGTGTTTGTTCTTTAAGTGTACCAACAACAACACCTTCGGTAGACCCAATACCGTGCATTGTATGAGCAACACCAGCACCATCATTATAAGAACCAGTAGCCTCAGCGTGTAAGTTAGCATCACGATAATCTCTACCAATTGCCATATGACGAACTACTGCGCCAGCAGAATGGTCTTGTGCTGTTGAGCCATCAATGGCTCGTGTTATGGTAAAAGTATTAGTACTCGGGTTGGCTGTGGCATCTACAATTTCTTCAATAGCAGTATCTGGGTCAATTACTAAAGTAAAGGTTCTTCCTGCTGGAATACTTACAGCACCAAGTAAACCAGTACCTGATACTACTGATATTGAACTAGCACCAGAAGTAATTGCTGATGTTAATGTAGTCTGTTGAGAGCGAGATGAGTATTGTCGTGTTGTCATTTATCTTCCTATCGGGCGCTATAGTGAAGTCGGGGTGGATATTGATTTTGTTGCTTAGAGCGTTCCTCGTTAAGACGCTGGGTATACAAACCAAATAGTTGTCGGACTGCATTATTACTTGCACCGAACGGACGCTTAGCGTCAATCTCATCAGCCTGTGGGCTGTATTGAGCAGCACGTGCTGGGTCTAGATATTGTAATAATCTATAAGCAGCACCAAGAATTACTACATCTTTAGTACTTTCTGGCAAGCCAGTTTGTGTAGCAAAGTCTTGATTAGTAGCGGTAAAAACAGATGGGCTAGTAGCATACATAACCTTTACTGTTCTACCTGCAATAATTACATCCCCAATAGTTATAGTTTGACTACCACTACCCCAAGTAGTTACATCAGCAAATGGGTCAAAGTCCCACCTTCTAACTCTTATCCATTCTTTACTAGGACCAATGTCCTGCCAAGATACAGATAATATATTTTCAATACTTAAATCTTGAAATTCATATGTTGTAATTGCTGCATTGTAAGTAAATGTAGTTTGTTTAGTAGCATAGATGGAACCACCAACTGCGTGGACTGTATCATTAATAGCCTTTTTAATACTTTCTCTAGGAAAGATTGGGCTAACAGTTACTTTAGCATCTACTGCGTGAGTACTAGCAGTAGTGCCTAGATAGCCACGACCATAAGGAGATACAGTTGCTGTGTTAGCAACACGGTCTACGTTATCTACCCATATTAATTCATCATCAATTTCAACAATACCTTTACCTAAATCTTGAGTAGAGGCAAGGCTTAGAATTAATGGTGAAGAACTAGGTGATGTTAATGTAGTTACAGCAGTTGTTAAATATGTAGAGCGGTCTTGTTGATATGTATATCCAGATAAATTAATCTGAACTTCATCCATCATTTGAGCCAAGGTATATGTCATAGATTTATGCTCCTTAGAGCGTCAGTAGGGGAAAGTCCTGTTGTCCCAGCAAGTTCATTACAAATTCCACCCAGTGCTTTATAGTCATTAGGTTGACGGTTAGTATCTGCTTTTTTATTTAACGCAGCAATTAGGGCTAACCCAGTTGTTTCTGCATAAGCATTGGCTGCAGCAGTTGGGGCTTTATATGCTGATATTGCTGGATATGTTCCGCCATTAGCCAAGCGATTAAGTTCGCTAGTAAATGAACTACCTGCTGTGCCTGTTGCCATTATCTATACCTTGCCGTTTTCTTTGCTATGGATTTTGGTTGTTTAACAAACTGCTTACCTTTTTTGTTACCTTCAGCCTTAGCCTTATTAGTTGCAGCCTTTTCTGCTGCACTTAAATTAGCCCAGGCTTTTTTAGGCAAATATCTTTTTTTACCTTTAGATGGTTTACCATCTGAAGTTGTCCACTTTTGTTTAGTCCAGTCTTTTAAAGACTTCTGTGATTTAGCCAGTGCCATTACTTGTAGCCACCGCCTCGCTTTTTATATTCAACAGCAAGTAGTTGAGCCTTACGGGCTGACCATTCTCCTGGGTCTCCACCCTTAGAACCAGCCTTAATCTTTTTAAATAGTGCTGCTCTCATACCAGGTTTAGTATAATTACCAGCCTCATTGACTTTAGACTTTGTTTTCTTTTTGGCTACCATTTTACTTTATCTGCCCAGTATGCAGCAGACATTTTTCCTTTGGCAATATTTTTACTGTGCCTAGCCTTAAAGGATTTACGTTTCATTTTCATACGTTCAGACTCACCAGCCTTGGGAGCACCAGCAGTCTTTGCACCTTGTTCGCCAAAGCGAATAGTTTTAACCTGACTACCTTCTTTAGCCACAACAACGTGTGATTTAGTAGGATGGTTAGGAGTACGTTTTGGTTTATTAAATCCAGACACGCCCGCTCTAGCGAGTCTTGAGTCCTTCTTGTTTGCCATATTCCCCATACTTTCCTAGAACTTCTTTTACAGTTCCATCTTTACGGAGTCTTACAACTAGTCCGTTTTTAATTTGTGTGTTATTAAAACCATCGTGTCTTTTAAGTTGACCTGATGACATTATTTTTTCTTTGCTTTACCTTTAACCTTTTTTAGGTTAGGATTTTTTTTCTTTGCAGCAGCAGAGGCTTTACGTGCACCACTGGCTAGAATTGCACCAGCAGATTCCATACTAATACCTTGCTTTTTAGCAATAGATTTCTGGGCTGCTTTAAAACCCATACCTTTTTTAGCCTTCATCTTTGACGACCTTTTTGGTCATAACGGCGTCCTTGTAAAACAGCACCCCAAAATTGTCCAGCCTCAGAATCTGTTCTGCCACGTTCATTCCATTCAGCATATTCTTTGGCTGCATTTTCAATATAGCGAGCAATAGTTGATTTGCTTTCGCCTATACGAGTTTTGCCAGGCTTCACTTCTTTTTGCCCATTTTCTTCATAGACTTCTTAGGGGCTGACTTTTTCATACCTTTTTTCATTTCCATTCTTTTTTCAGCCTTAGATTCCATCTTTTCGCCCATTGCATAAGCCTTTGCTGCTTTCTTTCCTTTGGCTGTATATGGGAATTTCTTTCCGTTTACCATTGGCATTTTATGCTCCTATTTCTTTCATTACTGTCGCTGTTTGTTTATTGATATTTTTTGCTGGTGGCATTTTATTGCCATCATAAGGTTTGCCTAGTACTTCGCTAGCCTTAATTGCCTCTTGAATCTTCGCCATAGAAGTTCCATTTGGCTGAATACCTTGAGCCCTAGCGGCTTGATAGGCATTCAATTCTTGGTTAAATGCTTTATTAGGCATAGTCCTACGACTATCTGCATCACCTGTATTCATCTGTAAAGAAAGTGCTTTACATCCAAAACAATCATCTACTGGTTCTGGATGATATTCCCAATGTTTCATATAGCAGTAAAGTTGCTTTCTGTTATACCTACATCGCCAGCAATCAATGATGCTTTAGTAGCATCATCTACCGTGTAGTTATATCCACCGCGATATACAACTGGATAGTTTAATAAATCACTATCTTGTGGATATCTAATCTGTGCATATTGACCATTGTCATTTCT